GCCTGCCAAGCAGCTCCTACGGCTTTGAAGAGGGCTACGATCGGCGCCAATATGTTCTTGAAGCCGCCCATCACCTTCTCAAAGCCACCCAATGCACGCCAACCCTGTAGAGCTGCGCTAACGAAGGAAAAGAACTTACCTACTGCTCCACCGACAGCATTCGACAGCCCGGTCCACATCGAGGTAGCTTGGTTCAAGTTACCAAAGATTGAAGTGAACACCTGAGACCAGCCCGAGCCAATGGACTCCTTGAGCGTGTCCATGAAGGCACTGAAGGTTCGGACCTGCTGAGCAGCCGCGAAAGCCTTCTTGCCCAGCTCCGTGTTCTTGTCTGAGTACTTGCTCAGAGAGTCGTTGAGAACTTCTGTGGTTGCCCACTGCTCCTGAAGGGCATTGTTCCATCCAGTGGTGGCGGTGAATGCCTTACCGGACTTGGTGACGTACTCGTTGCCCTTCTTGGTGAGTTGGCCCATCGCAACTGCTGAGTCGATCAGAGTCTGCTTGAACTTCACAGTACCCATGTTGGCATTCTCGACCTGTCGCCAGTCTTGAAGGCCGATGAAACCCATGGACATCATCTGCGCGAACGCATACATTGACCGACTTGCTTCGCCTGAACTAGCACCAGCGAAAGCTGCGGCGTTGCCGATGCCCTTGATCGTCTGAACCGACTGCGGTAGCGACACTCCAGCGTTAACGAACTTGGTGATTGAGTCAGTCATGTCACCGAAGCTGTAGATCGTCTTGTCCGAATATCGGTTCAGATCATTCAGAGTCGCCTTGACCACAGCGGCGGACTTGCCTGTAGCGTTCATGATGACGTTCTGCTTGGTCAACATGGACTCATACTCAGCAAAGCCCTGCTTCAGCGGGTCGAGAGTCAACGACTTCGCCATGTTGATGCCGACATTGGTGATCTTGTTCGCAATGGTCGCCAACGCTGTCGTGGTCATGACGGCCATCTTTGACGCAGTTACGCCTATCTTGCCCATCCCTGTGTTGAGATCCAGAAGGCCTTTGCCCTTGCCCGTCTGATCGATTGCTCGGTTCATGTCAGCGAGCGACTTCTGAGTATCAGCCGCGCCCCTCTTGAACTGCTCGTTCTCGAACCTCATTCGGACAATGCGATCGTCTGTTGAACTCATGCGTTCTGGACCTCCTTCCAGATCTCGTTGGCGATCTCGTCAAATATCGGCCGGATGGCCGGATTGATGAAGTCTCGGCCTTGAATCCAGCCGCCGTTACCCGTTCCATGGCCGTACTGAAGGCCAACAACAACGTTGAAACCGCCCTCTACGTCAGTGTTAAGCCAATAGATCGTGGCTGAGCTATCGCTTCGCTCGATCTCATAAGACCATGCATCTGCCGCAGTGCCTGTCAACCTAGGAGTGGCCGCCCTCAATGCCTCGACGCCACGCTGAGCCAACCGGTCGAGGTTTCTGTAAATGTCGCCATGAACCATCGCTTCCAGAAACTTCTCGGTGTTCTTTGTGTCGCCTTCCGCAGAGATCACAATCATGGCGTCCTCCTCCCGGTCTAGGCAGTGCGCTTCCACATGTAGACAGAAATGAACGGTGGCATGTTGTTGTGCGCTGCGCCTCCACCTGAAGCAGCGACATCTACAGTGTGAGCATGTCGTGCGTTAGCACCTGGGTTGTTGACTGTGTGGTTATGTGACCCTCCACCGCCAGAACTGGTGCTCGCATAGTTGCCACCGCGCCGGACCACGTTCGGGTTACCTGAGGTACCGGTGTTGAACGATGCAGCATCGACCGAATACTGATAGACGTGCGAGTGATTGCCCGCGCCGTCACTAATGGTGGATGCGTGAGCATGGTCTGGTGAATCAGTTCCAGACGATGCAGCATGTCCATGACTCGGCATCTCGGCGACAGTGAGAGTATGAGTCTTAGCGCCACCAAGTTCTTCTGGAGAGTCGAACATGGTGTCGTTCTCGTCCAGTGAGATTGGCATACGACCCTTGGCCCAGCGAACCCACGTACCTCCACCAAGAAGAATCGATGGATCGACCGGCTGGATGTTCATGAATATAGAACCGATCGGCCAAGCCAAGAAAGCCGGTTGCTTGACCAATCCAGCGTTGATCGTGGTTCCACCCTTGGTCGTCAAGACCAAATATCCGGCCGGGTTCACTACTCCAGTTACAACCAAGCCGTTCTCGATCTCGGCTGCTTTGGCGACAGTGATTCCATCGACCTCCATCTGTGCCTCCTAGGGGGTATCTTCAAGCGTGTAGGTGCCATTGCCATGGTCCGTGCCATTGACGTTGAGGATCTCCCATTGAGTCGGAGACGTGTCGTGTACGTTGTCATACGATCCACTGGCCACGAACGTCATCCCGTCCTGACTCAAGGTAAATATGATCGCCGAGCCGAAGTGGAGGAGGTCGTACAGTTCGTTTGGAGTAGGAAGTCGACCAGGAGTTCCAGCTACTCCATAGAGAATATCCTCAATCAGCTTGACGGTGTTTGCTGAGAGGAATCGAGTGTCAACTATGTAGTGCGCTGTTGGTCGGAACCCCGTCATCTTCACGGGAGTGCAGACAATATCGAAACTGAACTCCATCATGTCGTTGTTACCGCCTAGCGTCTTTCGGTTACGAGTACCGATAGAAGCCACTGCGTTATGAACTAGATGAAGTTGGTATCCGAACTTGTCGCCTTTCGTACCACTTCCGATGAGCGATCGATAAGCGAAACTGAATCGCTTCGGCTTCTGATTGTCGACGTAAAGACCATCAGTAGCTTCGGGAATGCCGATGCACTCAGCGAATGCTCTCGGGTAGAAGAAAGCACTCATGTTCCCACGAAAGTCACCAGGATCTACGTCAGAGAGATAGATCTGACCATCCCGATAGAGGACAGACGATGATCCACCCTCACTTTCATCGAAAGAAGTAAGACCATTCCATGGAACCGGATCCTTACCAGGGATGTACAGCACGCCCCGGTCGAGGCCATGCTCGTAGTAGCGCTCATCGGGCTTGTCCCACGTAAGCATCGATCCTCCTAACCGTTAGTGTTGAACATCTTCTTGCGCTGTTCATTGAGATCCCGCCACCTAGCCATGACATCACCTGCTGGACGCTTCTTGGGTGGCTGCTTCTTGAAGCTGGTGATCTGAACTAGCATCACTATTCGATTCACATGCCACGTTTCAGTAGGTGTGAACGGAATCTCTAAAGCCACCAGCCAGTAGTAGATCAACTCACTTGTGATCGTCTCGGCTTCGAACCTACGAGTCTCCTCATTCGGAACCGAAGAAGCCGTCATTGGATCGTTGATGTACGATCCAAGAGCATCCAATTGCCCAGGATCCAGCATGTAGATCAGTCGTGGATCTTCCGGAGTCAAAAGCATGTCTTGAAAGTAGTCAAGCAGTTCTTCGTTGGACTTGATGCGACGGGCCATGAAGGGAATCTTGTGTTTCGACTCCCATTTTGACAGTGAGAGAAGAGAGTGCTCAAACTTCAGCACGACATCACGCTCTCCGTCGTGGACTTTGAGTTCAAGCACCCTCTTCACCTCCTCGTTCGATCAGGTACCGGATCCGAGAAGCGTCTCGACCTCGTCCGGCAGAGGGAGACGTGCCGGCGTTGCGGCAGCTCCATAGAGGACGTCGAGCAGTGCATCGAGACCCGCCGGGTCCACGGTGTCGTCGGTCGAGTCGACCTTGAGTAGTGCCGTCGGCTTGTAGCCCGTGACATTGACCGGGGTCGAGGTCAGGGACCAACTGAAGGTCGTCAGCTCCGGTGAGTCGTTCACCGTGGCATGTGCCTTCTCCGACGGGGAGGCCTGGCAACCGTAGGCCATGTTGATGATGAAGCCCAGGTCGCTGTCCAGGGCATTGCCCTTGTTCGTCCTCCAGCAGAAGCCGAAGGGAGGGCGGCCCTGCTGACCGATCTGAAGTCCGGAGGCCGACTTGACCACACCGTCGTGCAGGAGGAACTCCGTCGGGAAGGTGAACGCCTCGATGGTGGCGGCGAACTCCTCGGCCGACATGAGGGTGACGTAGTTGATGTTGTCGGCGTACTGCTTGGTCGGCTCAGCCCCGGTGGGAGACTGGGTAACCGCGGTCAGGCCATTCCATGCGACACCTGAGACGTACTTTCCGGTGTCGTCGGGGGTGTAGAGGACACCATGATCGACCCCGGTCTCGAAGAACCGCGCATCGAGGACGTCCCAAACGAGTGCTGGCATAGTTCGTTTGTCCTTTCAGAAGAACAGCTTGAATGCGAAGTGGTGTAGGCCGTTCGTTCGGTAGTACCGGTCGAATTGGGAGTATGGAAGCTCCTCCACCTGGTCGGGGATGAGACTGTCCGGGTCTCGGTCGACAACAATGACCGTGTATCCCTTTTTGCGCAGGTACTTGACGTTGTCTGCAAAGCTAACGTCATTCGGCGTAGACGGTTCGTAGATAATGCACGGATACAACATGCCAGATGAAGGAGCTTGGAAGTATGCGTCACTGACGCCATCCAAATCCTTCAAGATCTCATGCAGCTCCGTTCGAGGCCGGGCCATGGTATTCCTCTCTGATGTAGAGGACGAGCCTGGGAGGCTGGTTCACCACCGAAGAGATGTTCCAGCGCATCCCAGAGAACGTTACATACCGCAGATCGGAATCGTTCACGAAACCGACTACTCGAGAGAGAACCGAGATACTTGTGGATGTTTGTTGCGTTGAGTGAATGGAATCACCCTCCTCAAGCACCTCGGTCCTCTGCACAACCTCTCCGATGTAGTCCTGCTCGGTGATGGTCTCTTCCCAGACGCCAGGCGAGATCTCTGTCTGACTGGCAACGCCAATCGTTCCGGAATATCGCATGGCGTGACCGGTTTAGGCCTGGTTCTCCGCAGGCGTCTCCGACTCTTCGCCGTCGCCCTCAAGCGACTGCAGAGCGAAGGTGATCGGGACGGTGGAGCTGAAGACCTGCGCGGAGTGCGGCAGCGTGAGAGCACCCGACAGGTAGGTCTCGATCAAGTACTTGTACTGGTTGAAGTCGATGTCGAAGTCATCGAACAGCGTGATCTCGCCACCGCGGTTGGTGCCGAAGTTGTAGTCCGCCAGGTCCACAACGATGCACAGCATCTGGGCCGGGAACAGCTCGGTGGGAACTCGAACGACCTGGTTGACGTCCATGTCGCCGGCGACCTCGGAGAGGTTCCGGTAGATGCGGTGGCCGAAGTTGTCACGGATCGTGAGCAGTTTGGCCGCGACCTTGTAGCTGACGAACGCAGTCCGGTTGCCCGATCCCATGTAGTGCTCCGAGGCCGTGGTCACGGCGTCGAGCAGGAGGTTCCAGTCGGTACCCACCGGAGTTGCCGGCAAGGCGACGGAGTACTTGTCGGTGTAGAGATTGTCGTCCTTGACGATCGAGCGGATGCCATCGCCCGAGGTGCCAGTGGGCTCCGGGATCTTGTCGTCGTCTCCGACCGTGCGACCATCTCCGAAGAGACCCGCGCGCGCGATCTCCTCGTCCAGCTTGCCGCGCATCTCGACCTTCATCCACGCGACGATGTCGAAGTCGGTGACGTCGATGATGTCCTGACGGTCCAGCTTCTGCTTCTTGTAGACCATGGCCGGCCCGGTGGTCCGACGGAAGACCGGGAAGACCTCTTCGACCTTCTCGTTGGCCTTGATGTAGCCTCGGGCCCGAGCCTCGTCAGCAGTGATGTCCGCGTAGACGGTCTTGACACGGGAGAAGGGCGAGTGACTGGTGCCGGCCATGAACGCCTTCACCCACTCCTGGCGACGATCGACGAAGGTT